AGGCTTATCAGGTAACAAAAGAAGAAGGCCGCTACTCAGAAACATCACGCAAGTTTGCTCAGCAGTTTGACGATGTGAAAGTCTGGAATCACTATTGGTTACCATTCCTGAAGACACTGGTCTAATCTCTCTGCCCCTAGCAATTTGGGGTGAGGGTTATTCTCAATTCCTGCCTCAATGGTGGGCAGGGGTGCAGTCGCTTGAGACGAAGCCTTTTGAAATAAACATTGTCACCGATGAGAAGAACTGGGAAGCGGTCAAGGCAAGCGTTCCGAATGAGGGTGTTGTCAGGGTAATAAAAGAAAACCTAAACAGCTATGCCGAGTATTGGAATCAAGCAATCTATCTATGCGTTGGCAAGTGGATAGCTCTTTGCAATGTTGACGATTACTTCCTGCCCGGGGGACTCAATTCAATTCCCCTAGCCGAAGCAGAGGGTTGCAACCTAGTCTGCGACTGGCTTAGAACCAAAGGAACAGATTATGTCCAACAGACTAAGTGGCTACCAATGACCCTTGATTATGAGTTTGAACTAGGCGGTGCTAACCCCATGACCAGACACCTCTGGCAAGCCTCTGGAGGCTTCCCTGAGGGCATAAGATTCGCCGACTGGGGTCTTGCGCTACACATGAGGAAAACGGGCCTTGTAAAGCCATACAACACGCCTACGATGAGGATTGTTTTTGACAGGGGTTACGATCGCATGACAACCTCTGGGGCATTGCTTGGGCCTGATCAGAGAGCAGAGGGCATGGAGCAGATAAGACAACTATCAAGGTCGCTGAGGTGAAGGTTCTCATCTTGGGAGCTGAGGGAATGCTTGGCTCGGCGATGGTCAAAGAGCTTTCTTCTTTTGACCTGATTGCACCCTCACGCTCAGAATACGAAGCACCAGATTCGATTGACCGATTCATGCTGACCGAAGGCGATGTTGTCATCAACTGCATCGGAGCAATTCCACAGAAGAAGCCAACAGTCGAAAAGCTGGAAAAGATAAATGGCGATTTTCCTCACCTGCTCGCAACTCGCAAAGACCTTTACTTCATTCAGATTGCAACTGACTGCGTGTTTGCAGGTGACAAAGGTTTCTATACCGAAGAATCTGAGCGAGACGCAACCGACCCTTACGGCGTGAGCAAGAAGCGAGGCGAGGTCTCGGCAGCGAACTGGCTCAATCTGCGCTGCTCAATAATCGGAGCGAACGGCACAGGCTCGCTATTCGACTGGGTGAAGAACCAACCTGAAGGCGCAAGGATAAACGGCTTTGTCAATCACTACTGGAACGGCGTGACAACCGAGGCGTTTGCAAGGGTGGTCGCAGGGATAATGAAACAGAACTACCTATTGGCTGGAACTCAGCACCTAGTCCCCGATGACTGGGTTTCTAAATACGACCTAGTGAAGATGATTGCCAAGCGATTAGGCAGAGATGATATCGAAGTGATACCAACCATAACCAACATGATTGACCGAAGACTTGCGACCAAGTTCAGCTACACCAACCGACTGCTCTGGCGCAACAGCCGCTACCTCAGAGGGCCGATGATTTCTGAGATGGTCAGAACAATGTCGGTAGATTAGAAGAATGACAACCCTTTCTCTTGTTACCTGTTGCTATGGCATGGAATACGCAGAATTTATCCCTCGATGGTGGTCGGGAGTTCTGCGACTAAACAGAAAACCTGACGAGATTATTTTGGGCATTGCAGAAGGTGATCCGACTGGTTTGTCTAAGTCAATCCCTGAAGGCATAGAAGCTAGGGTTGTGGTTTTGCCAGAAGGCTCGAATATGGAAAAGTGGGATTATGCAACTAGGCAGGCAACCTCAAAGTGGTGGTTGTATATGCCGATTGACGATGAGCTTTTGCCAGAGGCACTTGATGAGCTGGAAGCAGCCGATGAAGCAGGTGCAGAAATAATTTGTGACTCAATAGTCGTTCGGCATAACCAAGCACTTGAGCGAGGGCATTGGGATACCTCAAGCATTGCCACAAGGCTACCAATACCGGGTTGGCCCATGACCACTCTTGAAATCTACAAAAGACTTACCACAAATGACTACAAGTTTGGGGACTGGGCTTTTCAGATTGACGCTGCCGCCGAGGGTGCGAAGGTTTATTTCGCTAACACTCGCCGCATGATTTGGGATGCAGGGATAGACAGAAACACACTATCCAGCAACCATCAGCCAGACAAACAATACCATCTTGACCAGATTTACAAATATGCCAAAAGCAAGGGCTTCTAGTCTCGGCTAGAATAGAGGCGGAGGAACAATGGCAATCACAAATGGCTACGCTTCACTTTTACAGCTCAAGGCAGCACTAGGCATAGCTGACGGCATTGACGATCCGCTACTAGAAATGGCAATTGAATCAGCCTCTCGCCAAATTGATTCCTACACCGAGCGTTACTTTTACAACGCTGGAACTGCTACGAAAATCTTTGCACCTATTGACAACTATGTCTGCGAGACCGAGGACTTCATCACCCTGACCAGAGTTAGGACATCCGAAGACGGCGAAACCTTTGACACCACTTGGGAAGCTAAAGACTGGCAAGCAGAGCCTCTGAATGGTCGAGCAGGTGGCGTGACAACTTCTTACTACCAGATCAGAGCAATTGAGGACTACCTGTTCCCATACCGCAATGGTGAAGCCACAGTGGAGATAGTCGGCACTTGGGGTTGGACTGCAGTCCCAATCGCAATCACTCAGGCAACTGTCATTCTTGCCTCAAGAATCTTCAAGCGACTTGACTCGCCTCTAGGAATTATCAGCGGAGAGCTTGGCTCGATGCGTGTCGGCTTCAGGCTTGACCCAGATGTCCAGCACCTAGTTGATCCATACCGCAAAATCAGGATGGCATAGTGGCCTCAATCACAGAGCTGCGTGATGGACTTGCTGCGAACCTTGCAACCATTCCGGGGCTAAGAGTTTCCCCAACTATCCCCGACAACCCATCGCCTCCAATCGCAATAGTGCAACTTGCAAGAGTGCAGTATCACCAAGACTTCAAGCGGGGAATGACCGAATACAACTTCGCCGTTCAAGTAGTTGTTGGCAGGGTAGATGAAAGAACTGCCCAAAGAAATCTCGATGCCTACTGCTCAAGCACTGGAGACTCATCCGTTTCGCTTGCGGTAGAATCGGATAGGACACTAGGCGGAAAGGCCTTTGACTGCATAGTGACCGAAATGACGAACTACGGATCAGTGCTGATTTCAGATGTTACTTATCTGGCAGCCGAGTTCAATGTTCGTGTGTTAGCTAACTAATTAGGAGAAAATAAATGGCAATTCAAATCCTGACGGATGTTGTTGTCCAGCTCAACGGAACTGCAATCTCGCAGAATGTAAACTCTGTTGAACTGACCACCACTTCCGATGCCATTGAGACCACCTCTTTCGGCAGCTCCGGCTGGCGTGAATACAAGGGTGGACTCAAGTCTGGCTCAGTAACCCTGTCAATGCACAACGACTATGCTGCAACGGCTTTGGACAGCGTTCTTTACAACCTGTTCAACACCATCGCAACAGTAGCGATTTTCCCTGCTGGCACTCCAGCGGGAACTTCCCGACCTGAATACGAGTTCACAGTTCTAGTTGACAACCTTGCTCCTGTTTCGGGTGCAGTTGGAGACCTAGCTGTGCAGAACTTGACTTGGACAATCACTGGTGCAGTCACCAGAGGCACAGTCTAAATAACTAAATAAGAAAGGAAACCAAGATGAGGATGCAGCTACAGGTCGAGTTCAATGACGAGACCAAAAAGGATGTCAAGATAATCATGGCTGACATGGTTAAGTTTGAATCCGAGCAGAACATCAGCATTGCGAAGCTAGGGCAGGAAGGTAAAGTTACCCACCTGCTCTGGCTCGCTTGGTCAGCACTAACCAGAGAGAAGCAAACAACTCAAGGCTTTGACGCTTGGGTTGAAACAGTTGCTTCAATCGGAGCAGTTGACCCAAAAGCATAGAAGGGCTTGGCGATAGCTCGGCTCATTGGTATTTGGTGAACATTGCCTATGAGTTCAAAATCAGCCCGCTTGAGTTACTAAAACTTGACGAGAGAATGCTTTGGACAATGGGCCGCTTTCTGATCTGGAGAGCGCAAGAGATGTCAAAGAAATAGCAAGACCCCTCCCAATCGGGAGGGGCTTTGCTTTTAGCTAGGAGACAACCCTAGACATAACAGTTGGATGATTGGCGTTCTTTAGGTATTCAAACCTAACAATGTTCAAAGCCTCATTGACCTCTAGCAATCTCCCAGTCAGCAGATAGATAATGCCCTGAACCGCCCTATCGTTCAGGCCCATGTCCTGCATAGCTCTGACAGTTCGGCGAGGACTGTTATTGAAGTGGTAAGCCATCCAATCAAAACTATTTCCAACCAGACCATCTTCTGTCGTTGCCTCACCCGTAAAGACTGCAATCGCAGCAGTCATCGCATGAAGCCAGTCAGTTAGAAAATCTGCTGTGTCAATGTTTAGGGTGGTGAAATACTCATGCTCTTTGTCATGTAGTGCCTGATTGTCTCCAGACAGCAGATGAGTTATTGTTTCCATAATCTCAAAGTCAATGTTGACCCGATCGCCATACATCTCAATCACATTACGAGCAAGGACTGACTCAATGTTTTCGGTTAGATATTCCTTTACTTGGCCCACTTGCTCCCCCTATAAAACTCTATGTCATCACCAAAGTAATACTGGCTAAACTCAAACCCTGCGACATCTAGGAAGTCATACTTGGTGCAATCCCAAGACCTCAAACTTCCGTAAGAGTCAAGTCCGTCATACTGAAAAAACAATCCCTTCCCGAGTGGAAGCCTGATTGCCCATGTGTCTTTGTATCTATAAATAATGCTCATTTCTTTTCCTTTCTTTGAGCTAGGTCAAGGCTAGGGGATTGTCAAGGATTTAGGCAGGGTCAAAAGATAACAGTTTGATAACAAGGTAGAATTGAGGCTAAAGGTGGTTCAATGCGCTTAGAGTTTCAAATCCCCATACTTGGCACACAAAAGGCCAGCTATTCGGTCAAGGACATCCGCACCCTCCAGAAGAACCTGCGAGAGATTGAGCCGGGGCTAAGGACTCAGTTTGTTAGGGAAATCAAGGTTGTTGGTCGAGAGGCAGAAAAGCCAATCAAGAGTGCAATCCGCAATGTTCAACCGCTGAGCGGAATGATTGATCACTATGGGGCAACCTCATGGAACAACGGATCAAAAGCTCCCGACTCAACAACTGTTCGCTTTAGAACTCAGGCAGGTGGCAAGAGTCTAAACACCACGCTAGTCAGCGTTCGCCTAAATTCAGCTGCCGTCAACATTATGGACATGGCTGGCAGGTCTGGCAGAAGTGTTGGTAAGGGTAAAAGAAACAGCGGCCTTACTCCAGTTGTCAGGCGCACAGCGTCAGGTGACTTGGTTTCCTATGCTCGCAGAACTCCAGCCGAAGCAGGAAGAGCCTTCATTGCAAAATTGAATGGTGCATCGGGAATCATCAAGAGAGGCGCATCTCGTATTGCTTGGCCTGCTGTTGAGAAAGACTTGCCTGACTTTGAGAAAAGAATTGACAGCATCATTCAGAATTACTATCGGATTGCGAATAGGAAGTTTAGCTAAATGGCAGTAAATGTAGTCCTCAAATCTGTCTGGGATGACAAGGGTGTCAAGTCTGCCCTCAATGAGTTCAAAGACTTTGGCAAAGGCGTGGGAGTTGCGTTCGCCGCCGTCACCGCTGCCACTGCTGCTGCTGCCACAGCACTAATCAAGTTCGGCGCAGACTCAATCGCTGCTGCCGAGAATGTCGCTCAGGCTAACAACCGACTTGAGCAGGTTGCTAAGTCGATGAACCTGTTTGGATCGCAGACATCTGCGGTCACTCAGAGAATCATCGAGTTTGCCGAGGCTAACGAACTATCCCTAGCGGTTGACGCTGAGGTCATCAAGCAAGCTCAAGCCAAACTTCTAACCTTCAAGAACCTAGCTCAAACCGCAGACGAAACAGGCGGAGCGTTTGACCGAGCAACAATGGCTGCAATTGACCTAGCAGCCGCTGGATTTGGCTCGGCAGAGACTAACGCAACACAGCTCGGAAAAGCCCTGCAAGACCCCATCAAAGGCCTCACAGCCCTAACTAGATCGGGTGTTACTTTCACGCAGGAGGAAAGAAACAAGATAAAGGTCATGGTCGAGTCGGGACAAGTTCTCGAAGCTCAGAACATGATTCTCTCTGCTATCGAAACTCAGGTCGGCGGAACTGCTGAGGCAACCGCTAAGGCTTCTGACAAGATGAAGCTGGCCTTTGACAACATCTCTGAGGCTGTCGGTGCTGCCCTTCTGCCCGTCTTCCAAGAGTTCTCAAACGAACTAATCAAAATCACACCAGAGCTAGAAAAGGCACTCGCTCCCGCTGCTGCTGAAATCGCAGACATCTTCCGCACCGAAGTCCTGCCTGCAATTCAAGACTTCACTCGCTGGCTTGCATCCCCAGAGGGAACTCAGACCCTCAGAGATTTGACCATCGCAATCATTGACAGCATCAAAGCCCTCATTGACTTCATCGGTTGGGTGGTGCAGAACAAAGATGCAATAGTTCTATTCACCTCAGTAATCGCTGCTTTAGTCGTAACCTACAAGGCTGTCACAATCGCAACTGGGCTGTTTCAGGCAGCGATGGTGTTGCTACAAAAGCAGGTCGTAACCACAACCGCAACAACAACAGCTTTCAGCGCAGCCCTCAAACTTCTGCCATTCGCAGCTATGGTCACAGGCGCAGTTCTCCTGACCTCAAGTTTGGCTGACTACTCACAGCAGGTTTACGGATCAAGAGTAAACACCGAAGGCATGACGAAAGCACAGGCTCAGAACGCTGTGCAGGTCGAAAGCCTTAGAAGACTACTTGGTCAGTATGAGTTTGCACTAGAAAGCTCAACCGCTGCCAATAGAGACCTAGCAATCAACGGAGTCGCTAGAGTCAGAGATGAACTTGCTCGCACCGAACTTGCAATCCGAACAACTGTCGGAGAGCTAAATCGCTTCAACAACATGAACCTTGACCGCATCAAGAATGAGATTAGAGAATCGGCTGGTGAGCTAAACAGGTTCAATAACTTGCTCAAGGGCATTCAGGGCGGAGGTTCTGTTTCTCTGCCTCCGATAAACATTCCTGCACCAGTGCAAACCCCACGCACTCCGTCTGGTGGCGGCGGAGGCGGCGGTGGTGGTTCGACCACAACAACCCCAAGACCTTTCGTTGACATTCCTGCTGGGGCTACAGCTGCTGCTGAGCTGATCAACGATGCAACAGGAATCCTGATTGACGCATTCTCAGATGTTGACAAGGTTCTTGCTTACCTGACTTCAAGAATCGAAGCGGCAACTCAGTTTGCTAACGAGTCTGCAATCCGAGGGGAAACCGCTGCTGCAATGGGAGCGCTAGAAACACGCAACCTGTTCCGCAGTCAGGCAGAGCTTCTGAGAACGCAAGGCGCAAATGCAGTCGGCACAATCATCAACATAAATGTCAAGACTGACTCAACGCAGTCTTTGGCAATGGTCGGTAAGACATTGGGTAACACCATCACCAAGTATGTCTCCGCTGGTGGTCAAGTTCTAGTGAGTCCGACAAATTGAGCCAGCCAGTCCAAAAGGTAGAGCTTGGATTTGACATTCTCTCGTCAGGTCTTGGCCCTTACTTTATTCTCGACGATCCGATAAAGGGCAAGCTCAACAACACCGAATACCTTTTGGCAGGTGTCCTGTTCTTCGATGTGACAGACCTCGTGCAGTCGGTTGCAATCCAGCGAGGCAAAAACCGCCAGCTTGACCAGTTCGACTCAGGGTTGGCAAACATAGTCTTCAATAACAATGACCGAACCTTTGACCCTGAATATGCACTCTCACCATACGCAGGTCAGATAGTTCCCAAGCGTCAGGTCAGAATCTCATCAGGTGGGATTGTGCAATTCGCCGGTCTTGTCGATGACTGGAATCTGACCTATGCGCCAAACGGAGACTCAACGGCTTCGGCAGCTTGCTCGGATGCAACATCTTCCTTTGCAACTCAGACCATTGCCACAAGAACAAACTCAGTCCAGAAGTCAGGGGAAAGAATAAACGCAATCCTTGACCTGCCTGAAATCAACTGGCCTTCAACTCTTCGAGATGTTGACACAGGGCTAATGACACTCGGTGCAGACACAATCGCTGACAACACAAATGCCCTGACCTACTTGCGATTAGTCGAGCGCAGCGAACCCGGTGCATTCTTCATCGGTAAGTCAGGAAATGTAATCTTCCGAGACCGCATCGCCGCTCCGACTTCTCAAGGCGTGACCCTTGCCGATGACGGCACTGGTATCAAGTATCAGTCGCTCAAGGTGCAATACGGATCAGAACTCCTAGCAAACGAGATTGTTGTCAGCTCGGAGATAACCTCTTATGAGGTCACGACCCTAGACCTTGAGTCAATAGACACTTACGGAATCTTCAACCTGACCCGAACCGGGCTTCTAATCAACGCTAACGGCGATGTTGATGAGCTTGCCGAGTTCTACGCAAATAAATACTCACAGCCTGAATACCGCTTTGAGTCTGTTGAGGTGTTGCTTGACGAGCTGACGAATCAGGAGCAGAGCGACCTGCTTGGCTTAGAAATCGGCGATGTTGTCGAAATCAAATTCACCCCTAACGGCATTGCCCCGGCTATCTCCAAATACGCTGAAATCATCCGCATTGACAACTCGATTGACCTAGACAACCACATCATGTCGCTAGGCTTCTCGACGCTTGACTTTGCCCTGTTCGTCTTGGATGACGCTCAGTTTGGTAAGCTAGATGCGGGCAACGCTCTAGCCTTCTAGGAGAATAATGTCAGGCCGCAAAGTCTTTACCGCTGGTGAGGTCCTCACAGCGAGTGATTTAAATAATTTCGTCGCCGATCAGGTGGTTTTTGTTTTCGCAGGCTCAGCCGCCAGAGGCTCAGCTATCGGCACAGCTACCGAAGGAATGGTCAGCTACCTAGAGGACAATAACCGCCTTGAGGTCTTCACAACCTTCTGGGAGCAGGTCTGGCCCGTTTCGACCTTTGGCGGAACAATCAACGGCAATCAGGTTGCCTTCGGCGGAACTACAACCACAACCTCAATGACTGCGACTTCCGCACTCGACAATGGAACAATTTGGGTGAACGGAACTGCGGCTGTCACGATCACAGTTCCCGATGTTTTACAGACTTTTGACACGCTAACCATCTGGCGTAACGCTGGCGGAACTGTAACCATAGCTGCGGGGACGGGCGTAAGCGATTGGGGAGGTGCGGGAACGGCCGGCACGAGCGTGACCTTCAAGATAAATGAAACATATAATGCCGCAACTGTTCAAAAGGTTGCAGCTAACACCTACCGAGTAGTTGGAAAGATAACTGCATAATGCCTATTCCAATAGGAATTCTTGCCACGCAAGGGCCATCTGGTTTTCTTGATACGGGTTTGTCATATTTGGTTATTGCTGGTGGCGGTGGTGGTGCAACTCTAAGTGGTGGCGGGGGCGGTGCTGGTGGATATCGCTCAAATGTTACTGGAGAAAATTCTGGTGGTGGGGCTTCTGCTGAAGGTGCATTGTCATTTGGAACTAACATTATTTTAGGAACAAACTATTTCGTGCAGGTTGGCGGTGGTGGTGCTGCTGCTGGAACTGACGAAAATCGTGGCGGCCAAGGCTCTAATTCTATTTTTTCAACCATTACATCTACTGGCGGCGGTGGTGGTGGATATGATGAGAGAGTTGGCAAAACTCCTACGACTGGTGGTTCTGGTGGTGGTCGAGGGTTTGACCTTGGGGGAACTGGTGCTAATGGAGAAACCGGTCAAGGTTACAAAGGTGGCGACAATGCGGCCTCTTCGATAGCTCCTAATTATGCTGGTGGTGGCGGGGGCGGTGCTGGTGGAGCTGGTGGTAATGCAAGCACTACTGCTGCTGGAGGAGTTGGCGGAGCTGGTGTTTCTTCATCTATAAATGGAGTGACAGTTAGTCGAGCTGGCGGTGGTGGAGGAGGTTTCGGAACAGTTGGTTCTTCAGCTACTTCTGGTGGTGGTGCTGGTGGCGGTGCTTTATCTGGCACTACAGCGTCATCTGGAACTCAAAATACTGGTGGTGGTGGTGGTGGTGGTCGGACTACAGGCGGGGCTGGTGGTTCGGGAATTGTTATTCTTAGATATCCAAATACTTATACAATTAGTGTCGGTGCTGGATTAACAGCTGGAGTGACAAATGAAGCCGTTGGAACTAATGGGCGTTATACAACCTTAATTTCTGGCGGCGGAAATGTAAGTTGGACATAATGGCACACTACGCACTAATAGATGAAAATAACATTGTGGTTCAGGTTATTACTGGCGTTGATGAGAACATGACCCAAACAGACTTAGACGGAACAGTAGTCGGTGGGTCATCGGAAACATGGGAGCAGTTTTATCAAACAAGACCTTGGTTTGAGGGATTGACTTGTAAGCGAACTTCTTACAATGGAAACTATCGAAAGAACTATGCTGGTATCGGCTACACCTATGACTGGGACAAGGATGCTTTTATCCCACCAAAGCCTTACCCAAGCTGGATTCTCAATGAACAAACTGGCCGATGGGAAGCACCTGTCCCTTACCCAAATGATGGCGTGATGTATAAGTGGGATGAAGATTCTCTTGACTGGGTTGCAATAAACTTTCAGGTAGAAAACTAACTCGCAGGGTAAAAAATGGCTGAGGAAACAAACGGCGTTCGCATAACGCAACGAGACATCTACGAAAAGCTCATTGAAGTCCAAGCTGTTCAGATCGAGATAGTTGCCGACATCAAAAACCTCAAAGACTTACCTGCTCGCATGAATCGGGTAGAGCAGAAACTCGCTCGCATGGAGTGGATTGAGAAGCTTGTCTTTACTGCACTCGGTTCAGGCATTACAGGATTTATTGCCGCACTTTGGGCTTTGATTAGATGAGACATCCCTTCTCAAAGAAACTCATAACCTCACGCTTTGGCACAACGGCGAGGAGACTCACCGCACACCGAGGTCTGGACTACGCACCCAAAGAAGGCAAGGCGATTCCTGCTGTTGCATCGGGAACAGTTCAGGCGGTCAAGTGGTCTTCAATTCTTGGTCATGTTCTAGTGCAGTCAGCTTGGGATGAGATTAACGGGAGAACTGTTTTCATCGGCTACTGCCACCTTCAGGAAAAGCCAACGCTAAAAGTTGGTGACAGGGTAAAAGAAGGTCAGACAATCGGCAAGGTTGGGAATACTGGTTCTGCATCTAGGGGCGCACACTTACACCTGACCATTGGGCCTAAAGTCACATCAGTCACCTTTGGAGTTGTATTTGACCCTGAAACCTTCATTGACGAGCGACTAAGTGCCTAGCTGGAAACACCGCAGAAGGCTTATCTATTTATCTTTTGCCCTGTCTGCATTCATGATCCTGTTTGGGGCGATTACCTATGAGGCAGATTCCTCAGTCAGCCGAGAACTAATCATTGGCGGAGTGGCTTTGATTTCTATCATCCTGACCGCTTATACTGCTTTTGCTACTTATGAAGATGTAAAAACTAGAAAGGCACATGATGAGGATATTTAGTTTAGAGTTCTGGAGCTACGCAGGGGAAAGAGCAATCAAGACAGTTGCTCAGTCTGCAATCGCTGTTCTAGGCACAGGCTCAATCGGGCTGTTTGCTATTGACTGGGTTTCGCTTGCATCGGTTTCACTCGGCGCAGGGTTTCTTTCAATCCTGACCTCAGTAGCCTTCAAGAAGGACTAACGCTCACTCGGAAGAGTCGCTGCCCAAATCCCATACTTCTGACCCGACTCAACCGCATACCTGAAGCACTCGGCCTTGACAGGACAGGTGTCACAGAGTTTCTTGGCGATCACAACAGACAGCCTTCGGCGTGTCTCGTCTCGGATTTCCTCCGGGTAGAAAAGCTCAGGGAAGTCCTCACATGGCACACCGCCAGCAGCATGAATAGCCTTTAGCAAGCGGTAGTGCTTCTGGTCGAAATGTCCCATTGCCATAGCCTAATTTGAAAATGTCGGTGGCAGGGTAGAAACTATGACCATGTTAAAAACACACGCACCTGAGAAGTTCAACAACGCAACCCTACTCGGAGTCTTTGAGGCTGGTTCTGACGAGTGGCACAACGCTCGCAAGGA